CCTTTAGAAAGCGTCTAAAGTCTTTGTCTCTGGAAAGTGAATCAAGTCTACCAGCAAGACGAGCAATGTCTCTGTCGCTTTGGACATCAGAAAGATCAATCATCATTTCTTCATCAACAACTCCCTCATCAATCGCATCTGCAACTGCCTGAGCAATCATCATCAACTCACGCACGAAGCGTGCTGGGAAGACTTCTACGCCCTCAGAAAAATCAGGGTATGTCTCCATATCAAACATTTTACTGACCTTGTTGTGAGACCGTACAAGGCTGTTAAGAGCCGCTTTGCTAAAGTCTCCCTGTGGAGCCATTGCTTCAAACTCTGCCTCTTCCATATCTCGTAGGTCACCAATGGCACCTTCGGCTTCAGCCTGTGCCATCATCATACCGGGGTCCATTGAATCCATCCCCAAAATCTGGATTTCCATTTCTCTTGCCATTGTAATCTCCTTATGATTGTTTTAGCATTTCGTGAGCGGGGAAGGTTTCTGTCACAGCCTTTATCTTGTCCCCATTGTTCTTCTCAAGATTGGCTTTGTATGTATCGTTTATCTTTGCTTGCTCTCTTTCTTTGTTGTGCATCTTCTGTCTATGGTCATCAATAAAGTGCTTACCTAAATCAGACTCAGGTACAAAGCCCTTCTCTCTCATCACTCGTTCTTCTTCTCTCTTAGATGAAACCTTACGACCTAATGCTGTAGAGAACTTGTTAGAAGAAAGTCCTTCTCTCCAATCAACACCCCAAAGACTGGCAGTCTTTGCTGGCATAGAGATTAGTTTCTTTAAAGTGTTGCCACAGTTCTGACATTCTTGTGCTTCATCGCAGCGACTTACTGGTAGGATCTTGTCTGTCCAATAGTTGCAGTGGTTACATTCGTATTCGTATATTGGCATTTATTTTACTCCGGTATTGGTAAAGGGATTGAACGCTGTTGGCTTACAAGTTCCTGTGCTAAGACTTCAGCACTATTGGTAGGCTGACCTTCTACTGCCTCTGCTCTTGTACGCACCTGTGTATCTACAGGTTCGGGTACTTCAAGGAATGTATCTGGTAAGTTAAACTCACGAACAATCTCTTCGCGAATCTTTTCAGGGGGAACACCCAACTGCGAGAGCACAGGTAGAAGTTCTAACAACTGACGCTTCTTGAGTTCTTTTGATAGTGGGGTTGCTGCTTGGTCAAGAGCAAAGTATCTAAACTTATGGTCAAGTGCATCTGCTGTAACATAGCGTGGTTTCTTTCCTACCATGATTACAGGCTTGTCATCTTCTTCTAAGGTATACACCATCATGCGTGTATAAATCTGTGCAATATCTTCAATGGCTTCATCGCGCTCTCTTGCCATACGACCAATCTCTGATGCCGTGTATTGTGCTAGTGCAGTAACCTCTGTAGCAGTTGCCTTAGTTGCGATACCCTTTGTATTAGGGGAGATAATAGAACCTCTCTGAATATCAGACTCAACCATCTGTAGGTATCTATCAAAGTTTGTAGACAAAGGCGTAACAGGTACTTCACGAATGATACCATCAAGTGTTTCATTATCCACAGGAATAATAGCACCATCAACACCCGCTGTAATCTTAGCCAAGGCTTCTTCATCCATCGCTCCTTCTTTAACCAAGAACTGCCTGCTATCTCTACGGATAGCATTAGCCCAGAAGGTACGGATTATATTCTTTTCAAAAATCTGATCATAAACTCTTCCGAGGGTTGAGTATCCATCCATAGGCTTATCAGGAACACGGCTATAATAAAGACCAACAATAGGAACAAGTGGCTCGTTGTCATAGGTCCTGAGAGGAATGGTTCTCTTTTCAAGTAGTCCTCCATCTTTCCAGTTAGGTGAGTAAACATAAAGCATGTCATACATGAAGTCATAGAACTCTACTACCTCAATGTACTGGTATTCATCTGGGAGACTGTTGGTTCTATCTACAACTGTGCCATCATAATCGTGGAAGTAGTTAGGCTTACTTACAGGAGTGAAACGCTTGTTCCCATATTTTTCTTTTGCTTCTTGTAGTGGTATGTAATAGTGATGTCCACAGTAACGCTGCTCTTCCCATAGGTCTGCATCTCTATCAAGAATAACCTGCCAAGGTTCTAGTGCTCTAATACGAACACGCTGTAAAGGGTCCTCAGATACCGCAGGAGACATCTTGAAAAAAGACATAGGGTAGATGAGGGCAAGACGACTTCCGTTCTCTAACGCCTTCCTGTTGCCTTCTAACCAACTATTCACAGAGGCTCTTGCTAACTCTACATTTTCTACATCAGTCTTCATAGAGTCTACTTCAACTGCTGGTGACTTCTCAAAGAGTGAAGCAATGTAAGATTCAATAAAGGTATAAGCGTCAGAAGTTTCCACTCTGATAGTGGACTGGTCATACTCAACATCTTCAAAGAATCTGGTTAAATAAGCAGAGCGTAGTCTACGCATATCTTCTTGCCTATTACCCCAATGTTCTTTGTGGTCTGATAGACAGGTATGTATAAGACCAATGGTATCTTGTTCAGTTCTGGGCATCTTGGGTATTCTCCGTTACACTGATAGTGTGCTTGTCAAGTTCTATTGGTTCGATGTAAAGATGTGCTATTGACTTGGCTATGAAAATAAACTTGTGTTGTCTGTTCGACCATAGCAACCAGTCTTCTTCTCTGTCATCCGACAAGGCATAGAAGGGATGAGCATCGTTGTACTTCCTGTGATCTTCTTCTGTTGCTGTCCCACAAAAGATGTATAGATCCTTTGACCTCTTGTCCCTTACAAGACCTCCGTGTTTTATTTGCTCCATATTAGTTGTATCTCCTTTTGGTATGGAATGAGTGGGCTGCTGCCACTCGCTCTGCTCTGCGTGTTCTTACCCAATGTGGTAAGTCTAAGACCTTTGGTAAACTAACTTGCTTTATACATTGTAGTGCAAGTGCCAAGGCTACTACTCGGTCACCGTGTGTGGGTAGGTTCTTTGGATAATCAATCCTGCCCTTGTCATTTAGATAGTATGCTCTTAACTCTGCGTGTGTAAGTGTATCTAGATTATTGATGACCCCTTGCTTTAAGGCTTCCTTTAGTTCTTCAAACATTAGGAACTTAGTCTTTACATTGGTGTTCCAGTCTTTGTTGTTCTGTGGATTCTTCCATAGATTGGTGTATCCTCTGTTCCTCATTTCATTTAGTAAGGCAGAACCTATACTATTCTCTTCTATCAGGATACGAGCCTCACCATATTCGTAGGCAATATGTTCTAACCTATCTGCTGTCTCAATAATACTTGTGGTGTTTGATGACCAGATTGCTACTGGTTCATAAGTTACTTTGTCCATAACTACTATGCAACTGGGGTCACCACCAGAACCACCACCTACATCTACGCCAATGGCGTATGCATTCTCTTTGCTGTAGTCTGCAAAGAAGTTAAAGTAATCATCTTGTGGTTCAATGCTCAAGTTGTTTACATAAGCAAAACATTCTGGTGGGAAGTATGCTTGGCTATGTCCTGCGTATGCTTCATCAATAGAAGCAGGATACTCTCTGATAAACTTATGGTAACCAAGTTGCTGTATCTTTGTTCTACGCCAATACAACTGAGGAAGATCTAATCCATAATGTGCTTGTGCTTCTTTCTCTTCATCAGTCCAGTTGTTGGTAGACCTATGGTTGCTACGGTATTCTTCGTGCATTGTCCATGGAAAGAATAGTAGGTGTAAGTTAGCCTCTCCCCTTTGTGCCTTCAAGATATCTACATGATGTGGATCACCAAAGACATTAGCAGTAGATTCCTGAAACAACCTACCATCATTTAGTGAAGCAATAGCAGTAGCCTTTAGTTCATCAGCATTAGGAGCGAAGGCATACTCTGATAGATGAATATAGTTTGCAGAGAAAGAACGAAGACCTCCCTTGCCTTCAGCAGATACAGCGATAACCTCAGCACCTGATGGTAGTCTCATGCTTGTAGTGTTGCGAACATCTAACTCACCTTTAATCTGTGGAGGAAGATTGTCATAGAATCTAAACCACATCTCAAGTAGATGCTTTGATGAAGCCAACTTGTGTGAAAGGATAGCAACAGTGATAGGCTCCTCTGAAGTAAACCATAACCAAAAGAGGTATGCTGATACTAAGGTAGAGGAACCTATCTGTCTTGCCTTGAGGATAATCATGTGTTCGTCCATAGTAGTAAATGCTTTGAGCATTTCCTCTTGCTCTGCATTTAACTTGAAGCGAACTAACTTACCCTTTTTATTTTTAATCTTTAGTCTCGGTATGAATAGGAAAGGGTCAGCAAGTATCTTGCGTAACTTCTTTTGCATAGTCTTTGGATTAGATATCTTGCGACCCATAACCTTACGCTACCTCTTGAATCATTTGCTCAAGTGTAATGACACCATCTAGTTCGGCTTCTAAGGTAGCCGCCTTCAGAGTATCGTAGTAGTTCTGTGCATCCTCTTGTGTATCAAATGTGCCTTGATAAACAGATCTAAACCAGACCTGATAGCGATAGCCTTTTGTCTTAGAAGGGCGTGCCTGCCAGCCTTTGTGGGCACTAACATTGAGGCGGTTGATGGAACGGGATACAATCCTAAGATTGGATAATGCATTGTTATGCTTATCTTCATCAATATGATCGAGGTGTTCATCACTACCTAAAGCACGACCAGCACAGCACTCTGCAATAAATCTATGTGCTGAGAAAAACTTATATCTTCCCTTACCCAAGTGAACTTTGAAAGTTAGGTAGCCATTTGAATTGGCAACTAACTTCTTTACTTTCATCTTTTGTTCACCAGACTTGAGAGTTCTAATCTTAATAACTTCATGAGTATCAGTGTTGTAATAGTGGTCAGTGTATGTGGGGTGTTGTAAAAGCATATTAATCTCCTTTATGTTTAATGCTATTCGTCTAGCCATTCCTTTAGTTTGGCTATCTTTACTTGTGAAGCCGAGTCAGTAGGCTTCTTTGATTTGCTCTCGATAAGAGCAAGTTGTTGGATTGCAAACTTCATCATCTGCTCTCCGTGTCTTGGTTCTTTGTTACATTCTAAATCTTCAAAGCAGTCTTGTACTAACTGCCACAGTAGGAACTGTATGTTCTTTGTCTTTACTGCTTTGCGTATGTTCTTTTGTCTGATAGTTAAATGTCCCTTACCGTTCTTGTATGCCATGGGTTACTCCTTTGTAATCTTCTTTATTTTATTATGTGTTCTCAGATGTAAGTTCATTTCTACTTTGTGATGGATTGGTTTTTCAGTAGGAAGGTTATAGGTTTCAAGGTGGGGGCGAAGTTCTGATAGGGCTTTATGGTAAACCTTGTTAGCCCATTGTCTACTGCACCCAAGGTAGTCTGCTATTTCTTGGAATGTTTTTCCTTGACCTAAGTACATGTCCACTACTTCTGCTGCTTCCTCTGGTAGATACTGATTCAATACCTGATGGTAATCAAAGTCAGGTTCTTGGTATTTGAACTCTCCATCAATAGAACTTATCCATTCATCCTCGGGATTGTGATTATGTATTGTGTCCAGTAGTTCTGGAATGTAAGGAACATATCTCCAATCATCTTTCTTTATTCTTTTTGTTCTCGCGACCTGCTTACTAGGTCGGTTTCTATACTTGGATTTCTTTGTTTGTTTTGTTGGCATCTCATTAACCCTCCACTAGTATATAGTACCATTAATAGAAAAGCAACTACTTTATTAAACTTTTTTTATACTTTTATTTATTTTGTTTTGGCAAGGAGATTGTCAAGGGATGTCACAGGTGGTTGCCAAACGGGAACTGACCCGATAGATTATAGGTGTGAGAGGGAGGTGGGCTCCCCTCACACTGACCACCAACGGAGAAATATTATGCCAAACTACTGTAGTAACCAGATGGTTATCAACAACCCCAACGAGGATGTTCGTGCTCTCATTCGTGAGGCTGTTGCATCTGATCAGTTCTTTGCTTCTCTCTTTCCTGTAGAGGAAATGACTGATGAAGTTCTTGAGGGTCTTTATGATGACGACGAAGTTGGTTACAAGATGGCTTCCGATATGGTCAGCCACTACGGTAAGCAGATCGTAGGCTGGGGTACTAAGTGGGATGCTTGTGATGTTGAAGTTGATGAGCACGAAGACAAGGTTGTACTTTCTTTTCTTACTGCTTACTCTCCACCCATTCCTTTCTACGAGAGGATGAGGAAGGAGCACGGCTGGTCTATTCAGGCTTCTTACGAGGAAGGTGGTATGGACTTCGCTGGTAAGTACGACAACGGTAAGAACACTACTATTGAGTTCTCAGATGTTGCTGCTTACTGTGAACTGTTCCAGACTGACGAGCACCCTAACTACAACGAGTTCGCTGATGTTAATGAAGACGGACAGATCCACTACGACGGTCAGTTCATCGGTGTTCTTATCAGTAAGTACGAGTGGCTTCCTTGTGGGGAAGAAACTATGAACGCCTGTGTCCTTCAGGATAACGGTCGCTCGGTTAGTCTGTCGGAGTGGGATCTGGAAGATCTCGTGGTAATGTAAACTACCACTCTTTACAGGACCAATACCTTGCTGAGAGTTTGTCTTTTCCTGCGGGCTTATCACACTTATGTCTCGCACGGAAAGACTTTCTCCTCTTGGGATCTGACTTCTTGATTTTCATTTTGGCATCCCCATACCTGATTGTTTTCTTTTTGCCCTTGGCACAAGCAGTGACTACTTTCTTTTTCTTTCCGTATCCTGCCTCACCCTTTCGGATGCGGCGTGGTTTGTTGCAGGCTGTGGCTTTCTTTGCGGGCATGGTATGGGTACTCCTACCAATGGAGGTTTCGTCAAGTGTATGTCACCAGATGTCATTGACCCTTGCCAGATGGCAACAGACCGGATAGATTATATGTGTGAGAGGGGGATGCACCCCCGCCCCAACAACAACTGGAGTAACTGATGTTTAAAGTTGGAACAAGAAATGTTGACTACACTTTCAATGAGGACGGAGAGATCCTTGTAATGAACTGGGACACTGAACAGTGGGAAGAGAAGGAAGACCTTATTGAGTGGGCAGTAGAACTACTGGAAGGAACTGACGGCTTTCCTGACGAGCCTATGGTAGAGAACCTTGAAGTAGACTTTTCAGGAAATGTTTGGCTTTACTTTGAGGGAGGTAACTGATGACTATCGCAGAACTTGCCAAGTCTCTTGGCTCAACCACGGATGCTTTCCATTACGCTGATGAAAGCACCGACAACATGTGGTCCGGTGACGGACACGAAGAAGTTACTGACTACGAGGTTTGGGATAACGAAGTAGTTGGTAACTGTGAGTGCCCCAAGTGGGGAGATATCTACGGGTTTACTTTTAACATTGAAGGAGGTGAGTAATGGGTGACTACAATATTGATCTTGGTGGTGCTGATGCAAACAGTATGGTTTACTGCACTGAGTGGTATGCTTGTTATGCAGAATATCCAAAGGAACTTAGTGAGGACGAGGCTGTTGCTCTAATGAAGAAGCACCCTATCCTTGCAGAGTTTCTTGAGTACGATGACTGTGGTGATGGTAACTTTGAGGACGGATGCTTTAGTGGTGTAAGTCTTGGCTTTACCTCTGACAAGATCCCTTTCTCTCAGTTTGATGAAGACCATGAGTTTGACTGTCGTGACTTTGATAACTTCAAGTCTGATAGTGACTGGGATGGTTGTGAGCAGACTATCGTTGTAGACGGTCACACCTTTGAGGTATCTATTGGTGGGCTTGGCTTGATCAACATTAACTACATGGAAGGAGATGAGTGATGTTTAGTATTACTATTGATGACCCTAACTGTGAAGAGACTTTTATTATTCAGTCTCGGGATGAAGGAGACTTTATCTATCAGGTTCTTCGTAACCCGTTGGTAGAGTTCTGGTTGGAGAATGCTGACCCAGAAGAAGTAGAGGACGGCTGTTCTTTGGACTGCTGGGAGTGGTACTCTGCCTATGATCTTATGAATGATATTAGGGACTGGGCTTGTTGCGAAGCAACTATTATCTATGAGGGAGTTGAGTAATGACTAACACTATTGACCTGAACAACTGCTTTGTTCCCAACTGGTTTGAAAAGAAACATATTGAAAAGATGCTTGGTCGTTCTCTTACAGAAGACGAGTGGTATTTCTTTCTGAAAGATAACCGAGACAGTTTGATGAACTATGTCACTGAACTGGTTGAAGAAGTTGTGACTGAATACTTTACTGAAGGAGGTGAGTGATGATTGAGCAGAACATTTACTACTACGAAGATGAAGATGGTAACAAGGTCTACGACATTGAAGGTATGGTAGAAGAACTGGAGGCTAAGTTGAAACTACTTGACCCCAGCATCAGCCTTCATGTTTTGTTTTCTTGAACTTACAGTTATCTCCGTGATGCTGTTGGAAAGCACCTGTGTAGACTGACCAGTATTTGTACCCACAATGCTCACAGACCAAAGGTTCTTTTAGTTTCTTTGATGTGCGTGTTGTGGGTACTTTTCTTTGTAGGCTCTTGAACCTATCATTATTCTTTTGTCTACTGAGATAAGCCTCATACCATTTGATATGCTTTTCTTCTAGTTGATCTATTGGAACAAAAACATAATCAGAAACTTTTCTATCATAATAAATCTGATAGTTGTTTAGAAGGTCTTTAAGTTTGAGCCTGTAGGTTTCAGTTAGAGAATCTGTCATCGGGAGTACAACTTCCTGCTAGTTGAGTTTTAATATTCTTGATCTTTGAACTTACACTTTCTAAGTTCTTATCAAGATAGAAATCCTGATCAAGATAGTTTTCTATTTCTATCACAGTCTCTTTCATTTTATTTAAGTTGGTTTCCATATTATCTAACTTTGTAAGTATTGATTGCCATGTCATTATAAGTAATCTCCTGTTGGTATCTATAATGTAATCACTTGGTGGGAGCATTCAAGTTCCTCTCAGTATTTTAGTAACTGACAAGTGATTGCTTTCAAGGCAATCACCTTCACTACTTGATTGGTTTTGATAAGAAGTTTATTTATTTCTTCAGTTCTTTGCGCCCAAGGTAAGAGAGTATTCCGTTGCCATCTTGCCTCTACTATTAGTATTCAATGTGGGTGGGTGATTGGCAACAACTTTTTTAATCTTTTTTTTGAAGCGGGTTGATTTCTATTATTAGAACTATATAAGATAAATCAGTTGCCAAATGGTAGGCAGGTGGTTATACTACTAACAGGTTGGGAGACCTAATATGACAGAACAAGAACTAATGCATCACATCTGCGTGGAAGATTGTGTTGCTCTAAACTACTACAAATCATTATTCCACGGCGTAGGTGGTCAAGGCTCAAAGGCTGCTACCTTCTACGCAACTTGCAAACAGAAGGCACCGGGCAACACCAATGAGGTTATGTACCAGTTGGTTGCTACGGAGTTCTATGTTGATAAGAGAAAAGATATACTAAAAACCTTTGAAGAAAAGTACATTAACTCTTATGGAGATATTGCAGGACTTATTCATACACAGTTTAACAACTGGTATTGTAACTATTGGACACACAAACAAGCACAGTATGTTCAGGCAATGGAGAAGTACGACACGAACTACGATGTTCTAACTTACAACGAAAAACTATTGGAGGAAAAGTTGATTACTGAAGAACAACTAGACAAGATTGCTGCCTACATGGCAACGGCACCTAATGAAGAACAGTTCATTTATATGTGTGAGATTGGACTGGAAGAAAGAAAGATGATTGCTTCACACACTATTGGGAACTTCCCCGGTAGGCAGACACTTTCAATGCAATCATACAGAGTGAAGCGAACAAAACTATTCAGCAAGTTGAGGAGGCTATGATGGAAGATTGGATGAAAGAAAGAATAGACCACTGGAAGAATGACCCCTGTGAGTTGGTAACCCCTTGGAACTTTGTCACTGATGACCTAAAGGTAGCAGGTTCCGATTTAATAAACATTCCTGAAATGGGAGTTGCCCCAATCATAGATTCTTTTGTACACCCATATGTGGTTTGGACTTGGATTAGGGCAGAAGATTGGAACCAAGACCCGGATCAAGTCTATGCTCACTCAGAAGACATAACCGTTTACTGTGTGCTTGGTCTTGATGGAGAACTTTATTTTGCTTGGAAGTATCCTAAAGCAGACTATGACTATCCGTGGTTTATGGTTAACTCAGAAGACTGCTAAAAGAAAGACCCCCTAGTTTTTGGCTAGGGGGTCTTAGGTTGTAGGAGGATTAATAATATGTCAAACAAAACTTAAACTGACTGAGCCTTGTTACGAACATGAGAGCAACATTACCACTCTCAATAATAGAGTTTTTGTCAACTACCTATTTCTTTTTTAGGGTTTTTGCTCTCTGACCAGAAGACTTACGAGCCTGCTGTTTACGCTTGGTGGCTGCTGAAACTTGGCTTGCAGTCTTTGGTGTCTTAGAACTTACTCGCTTTGATGGTCTGCAATATTGTTTCTTATTTGTTTTTGCACCACAAGGTTTACCAGTTCTGGTATCTACCCACTTTTCTTTTTGCCAACGCTTTAGGCTTTTGCCCTTTGCTCCTTTGCGAACTGTGCCCTTTTTCTTTCTGCACTTTGCTATCGCCTGTGAAGCACGGGCTGAAGGAAAGACCTTGTAAGATCTCTTCACAGAGTAATAGCAAGAATCTTTCTTTGCAGCCATCTTATTTCCTCTTAGCCCCTGTGCGCTTCATAGGAGCCTTCTTTTTTCTTCGGGGTGTGATGACACCCTTAGTAACTTTAAGTTTCTTGGTGCGCTTCATAGGGCGCTTCTTGGCTGGCTTTGAGCCGGGGGGATAACCTACACCTTTGGGCATCACTCACCTCCCTCTACTTCTGCGGCGGGGGGTTCGTATGAAACATCACCCTCGACCAAATCATATGAACAAGAACCGTAAGCGGTAGCAAGAACAATAGCAGTTCCCGCAACACCAACTGATACCTTGTGCTTTTCAAGCCATTCCTTAATAGATGCAAACATTATTCTGTCTCCTTAATAATATGTTTTATTTCTGAAATGTCGTCTTCTACTGAAGACAATCTTTTGTCCATTAGGACTATTGAATCTACAAAAACCTTTCTGTCTTTCCTATGCTCTTCAAGAATATCGCTTACCATCTGGGCTTGTTGAGGAAGCATCTTGTCTACGATTAACTTGTATCCTTTCCACATTACGATAAGGCAAACAAAGACTGCGGCGGCTGGTCCTGATACCAATGGGGCTAAGACATTAAGATCTAAAACCATCTTATGACTCCATCTTTGCCTTTAGTGCGTCAAGAAAGACGCGAGCAATCTCTCTGCTTGTTGCTGCATCTGGTGAGTATTGGTTGTCTGGGTCGTAAGATTCAATCAAGGCTACTGCTTCCTCAATAGAAATAACAATCGGTATTGACCAACCATTAATATCATCAATAGTCCCAAAGGTAATCTGTGTTGTATCTGCTTTAATCATATTGTTTTACTCCAGTTGATGCCAGCAATGTGGGCTCGTATCTTATACACTGCATCCTGTGGGATAGCATCTGAGTTACCTCTTGCACCGGGAGCAACAATAACTTTCAGAACCGTGCTGTCTGCCGCACCTGTATCATTGACATTGGAGTTTCTTGAACCTGAGTTTCTTGCTGCCTGTGCCTCGGCGGGGTCAACATTAATGTAAGCACCAGAACCCATCGAGTTGTATCCACGAAGTACAGAAGTAAGCCCATGCTTGGGAACTGAAGCCGATGAAGAAGTGCTACTGTTTTGCTGCCAAGTACCATAGGCTACATTACCGCCACCGCTGCGGTTCATGTATGCTCCGTTACCACGGATGGTTAATAGTGTATTTGATGTGGGGTCATTACAGATACCAACAATAAAAGACTTATTGAAGTTTGTACCTGAACCAACAAGGTCTTCTTCTAAGCGAGCAATGAACTGGGTAATATCATCTACGGTTACATCGTTGCCGCTAATCTGAAAGTCCTTGTACCAGCGAGGCATAGTGCAATCTGTTCCACCAGCCCAGCGATTGTCTACACTTGCTACGCGAGCGTTAAGAGTAATGGTGTTGAAACCACCAGAAAAAGAAACTGACTTCAAACTTGAATCGGGATCAAGAAGAGTCCAAGAACCATCAGTAAGATTGATTTCAGTTAGTGGTTGATTATAGAGAGAGGCTACTTGAGGGGGTCCATCACCCCCGCCTATTGCCGCCCCTGTAGTTGGTGAGAAGGCTTGTACAATAGGCATCATTCACTCCAAAGGAACTCGATAGCATCAACCGTGCATGACCCAACATCGGTCTTGTAGAATACATGAAGTTCATCATCTACATTTCCGTATGGGAAATCAAACTTGATAGCGATTCCGCCTTCTGTGGTTGAGCCGATTTCCGTAGCAATAACAGCCTCGGTGTCGGGAATATCTATCTGTGTGCCTGCGTTGGTATGTGCTACCTTTACTGTGAGTTTAGTAGCGCCGCCGGCAATAGTCTTTACTCTGCAAATAATCCCTTCAAGTTTACCAACAAACTCTGATGGTGAACTTACACCCGGAACTTTGGGGGTACAATCAAAAAGATTAATGTCGTGTCTGTTTGCTGCGTTGAAAGCATTGGTCACAGACGCATCTGTGGTCACGATTATTTCGTGATAAAATCTACCTGTCTTAGCCATCGGTTATCTCCTTCTTCTTCAAACCTGATGATGCCCCCATTGAGGGCTGTAAATGTCTGCGAGGCAATCCGCCTGTGTTCTCGTCACCTTCGGTAACTTTCATTTCAGGTGGGTTCTCACCATTGTAGCGTTTGTCAAGTTCATAGATCATTTCTGGTTTTTGGTTGCTCATTTAGTATTCTCCCTTAGAGCGTCCCGTAGGACTCTTTCGTTGTATCTGATTCTTGTTTGTAGGTCGGGTGCTTCAATCGGAGTGATCACGCCACCTGTGTATAGTAGGTTCTCAAGGGCACCACGGGGCTGAGTACCACCAAGTCTGATGTCTCTTTGTTCTTCGGGCACACCACGATAGCCTTGCATGAAGGCTTCAAGTGCTGGGGCATAATCTCTTGCGGTTCTTTGAAGACCAACGGTAAGTAGAACCTGTTGCATTAGATACCAGTTTCTTGCTGATGTATCATCACCACGCTTTAGTCTCCACTGACGACCTTGGTAGTAACCGCCTGAAGGCTTTTCATCTTCTCTTGGTACAGCCTCAACATTAACCATGGACTGAAATGTAGACCATGCATCGGGGTTTGACTGCAAGTACCACATAAGTCTTGGGTCAAGATAAGTACCTAATCTTCTAGCATCCCTACTTGGATCTACACCAAAGGACATAGCAACAATAAACTGAATAGAAGGTCTTGCCTGCTGGGCAACACCAAGTGAGCCGTCCTTGATAAAGTCTGACATACCCTGACCCATAGTCTTTCTGCCTGACTGAACATCGTTAATCTCTGCAAGAACAGGGAAGGCAGATAAATAATCCATAAGGTCTGCGGTTGCTTGTAACTGAGGAATGCCGGGTCCATATAGAGAGTATCTTTGTTTAGATTCTTTATTATCAATCAAAGCCATGAACGGACGGGACTTGGCATAATCTACTGTATCGTGTGTGTAGTCTCTATCAACTTCACGGAAGTAGTTGTTGGCAAGATAAGAGTTCTTCATCCTTTCAGGGTTTGTTAGGAAAGACTTCATAACCTGACGGTAAGAGTTTCTACGGAAAGTCCAGAACCACATAACCTTGTTGATGTATTGCTTCTCAAAAGCAGACAGGTTGCCATAATCAAAGAGTGATTCGCGTGCAAGTAGTAGGGCGTTGGCTTCTGTCTCACCATTACGAAGAGCCTTGATAAACACAGCAATACGGAACTTTGCATCTGTAAGGTTAGCCATTTCAGAAAACATATTCATCTGACGATTGCCAACATATGCAGGAAAGATATCTTCTTTTAGTGTTTGCCTCAAACCACCACGATAGGCAGCCTTGAGATTACCACCAGCAAACTGTGGTGCTACACCTTGTAGTTTTCTTGCCTCAATGCCTGAGT